TCGATATGGATGTACCTCGCGGGTCGCGGTGCTGGTAAGACTAGAGCTGCAGCCGAGTGGGTGAGAGAAGAAGCTAAGCATACCGACACTGGCCAACGCCGTTTCGCGCTGGTAGCTCGTACAGCTGCTGACGTACGTGACGTTATCGTTGAAGGCGAATCAGGAATCATAAATGTTTCAGCTCCAAGTGAACGCCCTTTGTATGAGCCGTCAAAGCGAAGACTGACTTGGCCTAACGGAAATACCGCTACATGTTTCACAGCCGATGAACCTGACTCCCTCCGTGGACCTCAGTTCACACACGCTTGGGGAGATGAGGTTGCCGCTTGGCGACAAACTCCTGACGCAGCTGGCATGACAGCCTTTGACAACTTACGCGTTGGCGTACGTCTTGGGCAAAATCCTAAGATGATGATTACTACCACACCGAAGCGCGTGCCACTTTTGTACTCACTTATTAAAGAAGCCGAGACTACTGGGCGCGTAGCTATTACTCGCGGCTCTACGCTAGATAACTCCGGAAACCTTTCTCAAGCTTACCTTGATGCTATTCTTGGAGTTTACCAAGGAACTCGTCTAGCTGCGCAAGAGCTTTACGGCGAGATGCTTTCAGATGTTGAAGGAGCTCTATGGACGTTGGAGCTTATCGACAAAGATCGTGAAATGGTTATGCCTCAAGGCGCACCTCTTCGTTGCATAGGCGTTGACCCATCGGTAGCTGAGAGCCCACGTGATGAATGCGGCATTGTAGTTGTAGCTTCAACGGGAGATAGAGATCTTTACAAGCGCCATAGCTGGGTACTTGAGGACGCTTCAGTCCTGGGGTCTCCAGACGTGTGGGCAAACAAGGTAGTCGCCATGGCGCGCAAATGGGGATGCCCAGTGGTCGCTGAGGTCAATCAAGGTGGTGCCTTGGTACGAAATGCCATTAACACTATTGACCCTACGGTAAAGGTCCTTGAGGTTCACTCTAAGTATGGCAAAGCTTTACGGGCTGAGCCTATCACCCTTGCCTATGAGCAAGGCCGTGTGCACCATGTCGGATATATGGGCGACCTAGAGGCTCAGATGGCTTCTTGGATCCCTGGCGAAGGAAAGTCGCCGGATAGGGTGGACGCGTTAGTTCATGCCCTTACAGCCCTGCTCATCAAGCCACCTGCGGGCTTCATGGGCGGAAGGATTACCGCCAAGTCGCCTGGGCAACGTAAACTGCCCCCATTTAGAGGTGGTTCAACGTTTAAGGTGAGATAGCGTACATTATCCCAATCTTCCTGATATAATTATCCTATCACCAAATAACTGGTGGTAAATGACGGAGGGAAAGAAAATGAATCCATTCACAGCAGTAATCGATTGGTTAGATGAGTACGCAGATGTTGCAGGCCCTATTGGAGCATTCATCGGTGTAGGAATCGCTATTGCCCTATGCTTTATCCTTGGTGCTTAATCCATGAACACAGTAATGCCAGCAAGCGATAAGCAAATCAGATTTCTCAATGAGCTATTAGACTCTCGCGAGATACCTGCGAGTGACCCTATTCTAAAAGCTTTCACGGTTGACCGGTTCAACGCGTTGAGCACTATTTCTAAGCGCTCGGCATCTGCGGCTATCTCTGCGCTTCTTAGCTTACCAAAGCTTCCCACTCCTACAGCTTCTTCACTTCAACATGTTCTAGCTTGGGTACCAAAATCTAAGTACGCAGTTCCTACCGATGAGCTTGACATGGCACCGTTACAAGGTACACCTCTTACCGGCGACCTTCTTTTCGTTGAGGTTCGTGAATACGAGAAGGTTCTTTACATGCGTCGCCTCACCGGAGCTCCAGGCGCATTCAATCGTGACAAGGTCCCACATGCAGACGCCCTAATCATTATTGACCTAATTGCAAAGGATCCTTATAAGTACACACGCCTCTTTGGCGAGAACTACGCTTGCTGTGGTAAGTGTGCAGCCGAGCTTACAGATCCAATCAGCCGTTCAATGTTCCTTGGTCCTGAATGCCGAAAGGCATTCGGGCGCTAAGGGTTGCTTTTCCTTATCTACCTGATACAATTATATTAGTACTTCCCCACTACAAAAGGACAAAAAATGACACTAGAACAAAAGCAATACCGTGAACGTGGATTCCGCTATCGCCGAGTCTCATTCGCGCTAAAGGTTACCGCGGGATTCTGGACTCTTGCAATGCTTATCTTATTCTTTGAGAATATGCAGATCCTTACATTTGCCACTGCCATATGCGGTTCTATCGCTATGGGTCTCCCTGCTTTACTAATCGCATCTGTGTATGACGATAGAGCTGAACGTGAGTTCAACAAGGCAGCGGCCCATCAAGCAATCTTAGGTGTGGTTCGTCCACGCGACTAATCCGTTGTACAAGATAATCAAACAGGATTATAGTTCTACTAACGACAGATACGGAGGATCAATGACAAAGGGAACTGTTCAAAGAGAACAAGTGTATGTATATGGTACCTGTCCTTTGTGCAATGAAACAGACGTACTTGTCTATGAACACGAAGAACGACTCGTGTGTGCTTATGACTATAGGAACCTCGTGCGTAATGTTAGACACGTTACCGCGTGTGATACCTGTGGTTCTCCTAATGCCGTCAGAGATCCATCGCATAGACGTAATGAGTACCTATGCTGGTCTTGTCACCAGGAAAATGGATTCGTGGTAAACAACACTGTAATCAAGCGAGCTATTGTCTCGATGATATCTAACTTTAAGCATGGCAGCAAAGTCTTATGCGAAGCTGCAGGATACGGCAGTGCCTGTGACAACAACATCAAGCCTCGTGGCGCATGGGGTGGGAAGCTGTTATGTAATACTCATGGGAAAGAAGCTCCTAAGAAACAAAACAAACCTAAATCTTGAGCAGTACCAAACTACTCAAATAAGCCTATGAGTTAATCGTGCGTTCATAGGCCGAAGTACTACAGCACGACTACAGAGAATGAAGAGAGGAAAGACAATGTCAACAGAGACTGCAACCCCAACAAAGGCAGCAGAGCTGTACACAGCTGGTAAGTCAGTAGTAGAAGTAGCATCAGAGCTTGGTGTTACATACGGCAAGGCTCGCAAGCTTATCGCCGAGGCTGGTGCTGATATTCGTAATACATCAGATCGCCTTAAGGGAAAGACTCGCAAGGCTAAGTAATGTTAGCTAATCTACGCGTACTCGTGGGTAACTTAATCTGGCCTGCTGTAGCATCAGCGGTGCTAGCGGCTTTAGCCATTGTTACCTCGCTATATACAGATAATGGAAGCTTAGTGTTAGCCTTAGGGCTTAGCGCTATTGCGTCAGCGTGTCTAGCACAGACAGTGTAAACAGCATTCCATCAGAGGCTCCTTCAAACGAGGGAGCTTCTGATAGGCATGCCTGTGGGTGTAGCAATTGCGGCTGTGGCTCTAGCACTTATCTTAGTAAAGATGATGACAACTGGGTGCAACGTGGCTACCGCAAAGCTAAGCAGTATAAGAAGTTCTCTAACTTAGTCTTTACAAGTGTGCTCGAAGCAATGGAACAAAAGGCAAAGGCTAAGCTTGAAAAGGCTGAGGCTAAAAAATATGTTAGGAAACAGAGTAAAAAGTAGCCTACGGGCTTCTCGTTGTGGTATTATTAACATCAGGCAAACAGCCTACTACGGAGAGACGAAAGGACTAACAATGTTATCCCTTCTTATCTCCGGCCCTATGCAAGCGGTAGAGGACAAGCGTAAGCTTGAGAAGCATAGCGGTAGCAAGAAGCTCAATGAGTACTCAGCATTGGGTTGTCCCATCCCCGACCTAAGGAGGCGAACTAGCGTTGCAAAAACTCACACTACGTGGACTAGCAATGTCGACAGCGGCCTATGTATTGGCACTAACAATCGGCACATTCTCAATCGTTATGGTTTCATCAAGCAAAGCGGATGACACTGTAGCAAAGGCAGTAACAGTGGAGGTAACAGACCCACTGATTAAGTACAAGAATGCAAAGGCACTAACTGACACAGAGTTGGTTGAACTCTTGCAAGCGGTAGGCTTCGAAGGCAAGGCACTTAAGCTTGCTTGGGCTACTGTCATGAAAGAATCTCGTGGGCACCCTACGTCCCACAACACTACAGCCAGCACAGGAGATAACTCCTATGGCTTATTCCAAATCAATATGATTGGTTCATTAGGCTCTGATCGTCGTGCAAAGTTTGGCATCAACAGTGATGCCGCGTTGCTAGATCCAGTAGCTAATGCTAAGGCAGCTTACTACATGACAGCCCAAGGAACTGACTGGGGTTCATGGGGCTTAGGTCCTAATGCTTACGATGGTGACCCTGCGGAGCCTTCCCTAACAAGGTGGCTTCCTAAGTTCCCATCGTCAAAGTCGTAGTTCTGTCTAAGGATTATAGTGTACCTATGAGCGAAGATATTACTAACATTGACCAACACGAAGATGATTCATATGCGGGGCAGCCTGAAGAGGCTCAACCTACACATGAGGAAATCGTTATTGAAGCAGAGGTAGAAGCTCCAGTAGTTGAAGACGTTATTGTCGAGGCTCCTGTAGTAGATATCCCTGCGGTGGCTATTGAAACGTCAGTTCCTTCAGCGCCTAAGGCTGCTGTAAGTGGCGCTGACACTGATGAGGTTTACCTAGCTAACTGTGTGTATAAGAACCCAGCAGCACGTAAATCTTTAACTGTACATCACCTACAACGTCGTCTCGTAGAGCTAGGCTACAACGAGGCCATGACAGATAAGGATGGTTGGTTAGGCGATGAGACTAAGACAGCCATCGAGAAGTTCCAAAAGCTAGAGGGACTAGAGCCTAATGGCACTGTTGATGAAGCCACGTTCCTTGCTATCTTTAAAGGCGACAGGAACGTAGTACCAATAGTTTAATAGTTATCTAAACTAATAAGCCCTGTGCATTTACTTGCACAGGGTTTATTTTTTATATCTACTATATGTATATTTTATTTACTAGTAGCCTATAAGTATCTTATAGATAACTCATGTGTACACTTAGACCTATAGTTATAATTACTATAATTGATATCTATAATTACTATAACTAATATACTAAACAATATTTTATCTACACAATAACCAAATCGTTATTTTTATAATACTTATTGCTATTACTTCTATTACTTTTACTATTCTCATTATCCTTAGCCGTAAATATTTTTTATGGTTGGAGACGTTTTAGAAAGCGCCCCACTCACGGCATATCCATTTCTCACGTCCAAGCCATTTAACCAAAAGGTACTGCTTCTGCTAGTTTTGTACATCATCTTATGACCGCAAAAGTGTACACGTCTTCGCAGAAAGAT